CTATCCCGCGTTCTGATTGGGCAAGTTTGAATTGGCCTGATCGTATTCGGGGCTTGTTTGCCCTGCTTCTGGCGCTACCTCGCCACTGACCACCCACAAAGCATATTGGGGAAAGAGCTTAACGATAGCTTCGATCTCCTCGGCCTTGATTTCGCGCTTTCTGGCGGTGTTCTTCAGGTTGTTCCAGGTGTAGCGACTGATGCCAGTGCGCTCCTCCAGCTCAGGAAGCCGAATCCCTGAGCTTTTCAAAATAGTTATAACGCGCTCTTTAATCATAGCCACTTGATCTATAGTTGATATATCCAATATGGATCAACAATGGCATTATCCGTTTCGACACGATCCATTTTGGATAACGCAATGCTGAATAACTGGCATTGACACGAATAGTGACGGAACGAGCATGGAACTGGAAGAGCTGGAACCTTCGAAGCTGATAGGCCCGCAACAGGACGTGGAAACCGTCGAGTCCTGGGCCGACCGCAACGGCCTGACCTACGGCACCGCGCGTGCCTGGGTGTATGCAGGCGTTCTCCCCACCGTAAAGCTAGGCAAGCGCCGCATGGTCAACAGCGCCCTGCTCCGCTCCTGGCTGCTGGAACAGGAGTGGACGGCATGAATCCTCCCTTCTATACGCAAGCCGCCTTCGCCGCTCTGGCCGGTGTTCCCGTCGAGCAGGTCGCGTACTGGATCAGAACCGGCACCGTCGAGAGCGTAAAGCTCGGCAAAACCCGCGTGGTGCTGTTTCCGGGGGTGAACCAATGAGCCGCACTGACCCGCAATTCAAGCTGCGCATGCCGCCAGCCCTCCGCGCCCAGGTAGAGCAAACCGCCAAGCAGGCGAACCGCTCCCTGAACGCCGAAATCGTCACCCGCCTGCAAGCCAGCTTCGCCCAGGCAAAGCCCGAGGTGTCGGCCAATGAAGAGTCTCAGCCAGTACCTACGCCAGCCGCACCCCGCCAACTGCGACTGCTCTGTCTGCTGGCTCAACCGAAACTGGGAGCCACCCAAGCCCGCCGCCTCCCCGTCCACACCCTGCACCGAGTGCCGCCCCGCACAGTGGCGCGTGGTCGATGGGCGGATCTGTGTGACAGCGGCCTCGCACTGCGAGAAGCACACGCCGTCGAACCGACCGCCGAAGTACTGGCACGTTGTGAGCGACACCGGCAAACCCACGCCCTTCGTGCCGCTGCGCGAACCGTTCGAGCTGGTGGGGTGAGCGCATGACCGTCTCTTTCCGTGTTGGCCGCTATCTGGTCGCACTGCTCTGGCATTCCGCGCCTTATGTGGTGCTCGGCATGTTCATCAGCTCCTTTGTGTATGCCGTTTTTGTCGTCCAGCTCACGGCCTTTTTCAAAGAAGAGCTGCAGCAAGTCCTGACTGCCGCCCAACAGTGCGCCCCCAGCGATCCGGCAAACACCGCCGATGCTGAACCGGTCAAGGGCCGCGCTCCTGGCTCGTCGGATCAAGCTTCACCGATCCGGCGAACGGAAGCACGGGCGCAGCGCACCCTTGAACACCCACCACCCTGACAACGCTAGGGGCAAAGGGCTGGGGAACGCTTCTCTCCCCTGCCCTCTGACCCTCTGGCGAAGAGTGGGATGACAAGGGCAAAGCCCTTGGTGTTATCCAGAACAACCAATAAGAGCGAGTGAGATAAGTTATTTAAAAGTGTCATTACGGCTCTATTCGTGCCAGTACTTTTTGACACAAGTTAATTGTTTTGGAACTGCTCTTTTTAGTTTTTCAGTGGCGTATAACTAGGTTCACAAACCCGTTGCAACCCGCGTAATTTCTGGCAGCGAAGAACTAAGCAAGTTCCTCTGCCTGGACCCGCTCGGCCTGCTGAAAGGCAAACCCGCGCACTACCGCGCAACCAAGCGAGGAAACACAACATGGCACGCACCACTATGGAACTGGCATTCATCAGCGCTGAGCGCGTCCAGTTCGACAACGTAAAGCTCGTCAAACTGTTCTTCGGTGACGAACCCGATGGCGAAAAAGACCTCGGCGTTTCGCTCATGTCGATGCAAGTCACTGAGGACGCCCTCGATGAAGTGTGGGCAGCCTGCCAGGGCTTCGATGTGCTGGAGACCATCCGCGTAACCGCTGAAATCGAACGCGGCTCCAAGAACGCCGGCAAGTTCATCGTCCTGCACGTCGAGTCGGCCAAGCCTGCCCAGGCTGGCAAGCCCGCTCCCCAGCAGAGCGCCCAACAACAGCCCAAGGCCTAACCCAGGCCACCGCCATGTTGATTCACGGCCGCGTCCTCTGTGACCTGTGCTTGGCCTACATGGGCCACGTCTACGGCCAGCCCGCTGACTCCAGCGGCTGGGCGGCTGAGTTCCACATGGCTCCCGACTACGCCGTCTGCCCTGACTGCAAGGCCCTGGCTGAGCAAGAAGAAGACGGCGCAGCGCTCACTGACACAACGCAATAGGTGCCGGTATGGGATCGCTCGAAAGCTACCTCGTCAACGTCACCCTGGGTGATCTGTGGGCCCTGCAATTCCTTCAAGGGCTGGTCTATCTGGCCGCTCTTGGCCTCATTCACGGGCACCAGAGGTAACGGGCAATGGCATTCACCTGGGGGCAATACCTCGTTATCGCTGGGCTCTTCATTGGCTCTCTCGGGATCGGCGTCGCCTGGGGTGCTTTCCGGCTCGGCTGGAAAGAAATCATTGACGCATCAACCAACTGAGGAAACTCACCATGAAGCAAACCAAACTCGCTGTGGCCATTGGCCACGCTCACGCCAGCGACGATACCCGTGTCGGTAAAGCACGGGGCGCCAAGCTGGGCGCAATGTTCGCCGTTGCTGCTGCCGGCATGACTGCCGGTGCTGCCAATGCGGCCATTACCATTCCCACTGAAATCATGGATGTTTTCACCGACCTGGCTTCCGCCTTCGGTAGCTTGATGGCGGCGGGTGCCATTCTGTTCGGCGTCATCCGTGGTGGTATTGCCCTGTTCAAGCTGGCAGGTCGTCTGTTCAGCGCTGCGGGCGCCTAAGCCGATGGCGGCCAGGATTCGCGGCCTTGGTCGCCTATTGGTTGCCCTCACCCTTATGGGGTGGGGGCATTTGGCGTTTGCTGAGGATTACTATTGGATTCTCATGACCCTTACTGGTCATGAGTACAACCCGTCGAAATCATCCTCCCCCTCGGGGGCCTGTGCCTATGCCCCAAGTCTTTACAACCCGGATAATCCCGGCGCCTATACCACGCGCCTAGTGTCTCCGTCGGAGACCGCTTTTGTCTGCCAGGTCTGGAGCGACCGCAATGTCCGTGTGGCCTCCTATGGTGTTCAGCGTAAAGGCAGCGGCTGCACTCCTCCTGCTGTTTACAACGCTGAAACCTACTCATGCGAATCTCCGTTTCCTCCTGATCCCACTGATTGCGAGCCTACTGCCGGCCAGCAAATCACCAAAGCTCAAACCTGCTCCTACAGCGCCAGCCTCAAGACTTACATCTGCGATGACCAGATTGAGTTTGAAGGTTGCCTCTACACGGGTGGCGCCGGTCGCAAGTGCGTGGCCAGTCTTGTTACCGGCCAAGGCGTTTGTACCGGTGATTTCTACGGTTCCGGTCAACCTGCTGGTAACGGTCCCGACTCTTGTACTGAGGAATCCTGCACGCCGCCTCGTGACCCAAATGTTCCACCAGCTGAAGAACAGTGCGTCACCAACGGCGACTTGACCATTTGCTACAAGCCCCAGGATGAAGGCTGCGGCACGGTGAATGGCAAAGAAGGCTGTTTTCAGGAAAAACCCGGTTGCGGCTATTACAACGGCACCTACGGTTGCTATTCCGCAGATAAGCCTCAAAGGAACTGCACTTACTTCAACGGCAAGCTGACCTGCACCAAGCCCAACGATCCGACCAAGCCGATTGATGAAAGCTCGCCTGACCATCCCAATAACGGCGGCAACGCTGATGGCAACGAAAACAACGATCCCAAAGCACCGGGTGACACCAACGGCAATCCTCAAGGCTCCGATGAAGCAGCGACCAATGAAGCCATCGACAAGTTGGGTGACAAGATCGGTGAAGGCAACGACCTACTCGGCGATATCAAGGGCGTGCTTGAAGGCATTGCGGAGGGTATCGAAGCGCTGACCGAAGCCCTGTTGGGCGACGAATACGACGGCTCCGGCGATGGCAACGGCGACGACATGGAAGGCCTTGGCTCCGGCATCGGCAACGATTTGGCCGGCATGCTCGGAGAACAGCTTGAAGGCGCGCAAGCAGAACAACTGGTGGCTGATGAACTCAACCTTGATCAGATCGTGGACGACGTCGATAGCGACAAGTGGTTTGGAGACAACTCCCAGGTTGCTGGTTTGCTTGATTTCGCTAGGGACCTGCTACCCGCTGCCACCAGCTGCAACGATGTGACGGTGACCTTCAACCTCGGTCGCTATAACACCCGCCTTGTTCTGCCTGTCTGCGATTTGGCAGCACTCAAACCACTGCTGGAGTGGATCATCTATGTCGTGACCGCTATCGGCCTGTGGAACATCACCTACGCCACCCTGCGCATGGAAAACGCTAAGGCAGCTAAGGGGGGCTTCTGATGAACTGGATAATCGGATTCTTCAAGAAGTTCTTCCCCAACCTCTTCAGTGGGCTAGCCAAGTTCATCCTGGGCTTTCTCGGTCCGCTGATTGGTCCCTTTATTCAGTTTTTCATCAGCTTTCTGCGCAAAGTTGGGCTGTTCTTCCTCGTGCTGGCGGCCATTTCTACAGCCATCTTTGTGTTCGCTACCGTCATGGAGAACTTGGTGGGCGAAATCGTCCGCGCTACCGCGCCGGAGTGGATCGACATTGGCCGCATGTTCCTGCCAACGAACCTCAGCTACTGCCTGGGCGTGCTGATTCTCGCTCGCCTCAAGTCGCTGGTGTTCATGTGGGTGACTCGGCTCTCTGAAAAATTCTTGCACACCTGAGTCGCAGCCATGGCCGTCTATATCGTCACTGGCAAGCTCGGTTCCGGCAAAACCCTACTGCTGGTCATGCGCATTCTCGACTACCTGAAGAAGAAGCGCCGGGTAGCCGTGAACATCGACGTGAAAATGGACAAGCTATGCAAGCGCGACAACCGATACTCGCGCCTTGTACGCCTGCCCGATCTGCCTAGCGCCGATGACCTGATCGGCCTCGGCATGGGCTGCGAAACCTACGATGAAGAACAGTTTGGCGGCATCTTCCTGGATGAAGCCGGGGTGTGGCTCAACTCCCGCGACTGGAACCAAGGTGGCCGCTCCGACCTGCTCAAGTTCTTCCTGTTTCTGCGCAAGCGTCGTTGGGACCTCTGGCTGTGCGTCCAGAACGTCAACGTCATCGACAAGCAAGTCCGCGAATCCATCGCAGAGCACGTCGTTTACATCAACCGCTGGGACCGCATAAAGCTGCCTTTTCCGATCGGCCCGTTGCTGCGTATCGCGTCCCTCGGGTTCTTCAAAGGGCGCCTGCCGAAGATGCATCAGGCCATCGTCAAGTACGGGGCCAAATTCAACTCGCCCAAGGTTGATGACTGGTTCTACCGCGGCCAAGAGTTCTACGACTACTACGACACCACCCAGGAATACGACAAGGGGTACGACAAAGGCTCGTACTCCATGTTGCCGCCTGGGTACTGGCATCGTCCGCTTCCACCAGCCCAGCGCAACGCGGGGTTCTTCATGCGTACCACCAAGATCTTCTTCCGCCGTACCCGCGTGCTCAACGCCTTTGCCTTGGGTGCCCTTTGCGCCCTGGTCATCAGCGTGCCCGTATTTGCCGGTATCGCCTACAGCCGTCTGCCTGCCACCCAGGCCGCCAGCACCCCGGCGCCAACGGCACAAGCCGACAGCACCCTAGCTGATGACTTCCGCGATTACCGCATCGCTACCTATGGCCTCTTGGCCGGCCAGACCCTCTACGTCTTCACCAGTCCCAACGGCGACCGCATCAGCTCGGATGACCTGATGGCCCGCGATGTAGTGGTGAAAGACCGAGGCCCCCGCGAAGCCTTGTTGGTTCGCGGCGATGACTACATTTCCCTCTACAGGTGATCCGTCATGACTGATCGTATCGAAGCCATCATCGGCTTTTCATTCGCCCTGTTCGTCTCTCTGGTTGTTTGTACCCAAACGGCCAGGGGTGCCGAACGCATCGAACTGTATGACGCCACCCTGCAAGACTTCGTGGAGTGGTCGTCGCAGATGCTCAACAAATCCGTGGTAGTCGGCTCCGATATCCGCAATGCCCCCATCAGCATCTTCGCCACCTACAGCGACAACGCCGAACTCGAAACGCTGATCGGCAACGCTGTCGCATCCTCCGGCTTTCACCTCACCGCACGCGGCAACACGCTGCTAATCAGCGCGCAGCCCATACCCGAACCGCTCGACCTGAAAACCCGCGTGTTCCAGCTCCAGCACCTGCAAGCCGACTTCGCCTATCAATCCATCCTCGACGTACTCCGTGCACGGACCGAACGCAGCGATGAAAGCATGCCGTCGCTGATGGCCACCCCGTCGCCGACTTCAAACGCCGTAATCGTCACCGCCTCACAACAGCAGCTCGACACGGTCGAAAGCCTGCTTGGGGAAATCGACAAACCACGTCGCCAAGTAGTCATCACCGCCGTGGTGGCCGAGCTGGCCGACAACGACTTCGAAGCCCTCGGCCTCAACATTGGGGCCAGCACCGACCGAACCGATCTGGGCGGCATCAGCCTACGCAGCTCCGACAAATCCGACCTCGGATTCAGCCTCACCTTCAACGGACCAACCCTCTCTGCCTTCCTGCAAGCGGTCAAAGTCACCGGCAACAACCGCATCCTTTCAACGCCCCAGCTGCTCACCCTCAACCGGGAATCAGCGTCCATCGTCGTCGGCCAGAATGTCCCCTTCATCACTGGGCAAACCACCAGTGGATCAACACCAGCGGCTGATCCCTTCCAAACCATCGTTCGCCAGGATGTAGGCGTCTCACTGGAAGTAACGCCTTTCATCACGCCATCCGGGGCCATTGAACTCAGCGTTAACCAGTCCGCCTCGACTGTCTCTGATGACCGCAGTGCTGCCGACATCATCACCAATACCCGGCGCATCACCACCAAGGTTCAGCTACCTGATGGCGGGGGCGTGTTGCTCGGCGGCCTTCGTTCAGAGCAAACGGATGAATCCGTCTCCCGTGTGCCGTTCCTCTCCGATATTCCGCTGATTGGTCCTGTCTTCCGCTCGACCTCTGTTCGTACCCGTGGAACCAACCTTGTTGTCCTGCTCACCGCTGCCATCCACACCGAAGACAAAGGGGTAGCTGTACCTGATGCAGTAACTCCGCTGGTTCCGCAGGCGCTCGAGCAGGCTCGCGGGCACTTCGGCGCAGCCGGTGGGACCGCGCGCCTAGCCGGGCGCCAGGCGCGCTGACGTCCCTGTAGCACGTCAGATAAACCAAGGTTAAACGTGTCGATTCGGCACTATTTGGAGCATTAGAAAATGGCAGTTAAAGACCAACTCCGTGTTGATCGTGAGTTCAATAAAACCCCGACCGGCAGGCTGTTCTTCGACAGCATGACCGCTCGGATAACCGACCTGTCCAACGTCCGAATCCTGGCCTGCAGCGTCGATACCGTTCGCCAGCTCTACCGGGGTCTGATCCGCCCGGAAATCATGTGCCTGTTCGACAAGCCAGGGACCATTGTCGATTTCGCGGGCCAGCGCTGGCACTCGGGTCGCGTCAGCAAGGATTCCGGCTACCAGTACAAGCTTCAGAATGCTGACCTCGGGTTCATCCTGCTGGTGAAGAACTTCAACGCCAAGCTGGAGAACATCGGGCCACACCTGAAGATCGAAGTGTCACCCCACGCCATCGACACCTTCTCGCCCGAGCGCCTACAGGAGCGCCTGGACTACTACGCCAGCCACGTGCTGACCAACGTCGAGCGCAACCAATGCGCGGTCCACCTCGCGCTAGACCTCCAGGGCTGGCAACCGCCTGCCGATCTGGTCGCCCGCATGCACTGCCGCGCACGTGCTGCCCGTGACATTTCTGGCATCAAGGAAATCCAGTGGACGCTGGAGTCGGCCACCTACGGCAAAGGCCAGTCCTACCTGTTCGGCTCAGCGGGAGGCGTCCAGCTCGGTATCTACAACAAAACCGAGCAAGCCCGCTCCATCGACAAGCTCGACTACTGGGAGAACGTCTGGCGACGCCGCGACAGCTTCGATGAAACCGACCCGGACAACTACAACCCGGAGCAAGACGTCTGGCGTGTTGAGCTGCGTTACCACCACTCGATCATTCAGCAATTCGCCTCGGGATCGTTCGACCTGCAGACCGGTTCGACCATCCAGACCGACAGCTATGCCGCCTTCGCCCCGCACTTGGACGGCCTGTGGCGCTATGGCCTGCGCCAGTTCAAGTTGCTGGCTCGCCCTGGCTATTTCGAACCCATCTGGACGCTGATCCGTGAAGACGTGCGCGTGGATCTGCCGGTGGATTCCCTGGTCGATGAAACCGAGTACAAGCGCCAGTACAAGACGTCTCGCGGCTTCTCCGGCAAGAACGTCGAGCTATTCCTGGGAAACTTCGTAAGCCTGCTGGCACGGGAGCGAGTGGGCGCTAGACGAGCATTTCACCGGCTCAAGGATTGGGAGTGCTGGCCGGTGATCCGCGACCACTATGCCGCCAAGGGCATGGATGAAGACGGGCTGTACAAGCACATCAAGGGCATCCTCGAGGAACGGCATGTCAGGTGGGGTCGGGCTGTCTGATGGCTATCGAGCAACTGCCAGACGGTCGCTGGAAAGTCGACGTAGAACCCATCAAGGGCCGGCGCTTCCGCAAGACCTTCAAGACCAAGAGTGACGCCCAGCGCTTCGAAGCCACCTGCCGGGCCAAGTGCATCGAGTCGCCTGCCTGGACACCCAAGCCGAAAGATCGTCGCCGCCTCTCCGAACTCTGCACCCGCTATCACGAGCTGCACGGCCATGCCCTGGCTGACGGCGCCGCGATACTCCGCACCCTACAGAATCTGGCCAAGGATCTGGGCGATCCGATAGCGATCAACCTGACCGGCAACGCCTTCTGTGAAACCCGAAGCGCACTGATCAAGGCAGGCATCCAGGGCAAGACGCTGAACAACCGGCTCGGCTACCTGAAAGCCCTGTTCAACGAGCTGCACCGCCTGGGCGATATCGACTACCCGAACCCGTTGGCCAACGTCCGCCCGCTACGCCTGCAGGAACGCCCTATCTCGTTTCTCTCGACCTGCCAGATAGCCGAGCTGCTCGATGCTCTCGATGATCGCACCACCAGTCCGGGTATCGGCCTGATCGCTCGCGTCTGTCTGAGTACGGGTGCCCGCTGGGGAGAAGCCCAGGCGCTGACACCTGAGCGAGTGCGAAACGGCATGGTGACCTTTGCCAACACCAAGTCGAAGCGAACCCGGTCGATTCCGATCGATAAAGCATTGGAGAAAGCCCTGCACGTTTACTTCAAACGGCACGGCCTGTTCACCAATTGCATGCTGACCTTCAGCCGCGTGCTGGAAAAGACCTCGATCAAGCTCCCGGCCGGCCAGGCCACACACGTATTGCGGCACACCTTCGCCAGTCACTTCGTCATGCGTGGCGGGAACATCCTGACGCTACAGAAGATTCTGGGGCATACGTCGCTGGCGATGACCATGCGCTATGCGCACCTGTCACCCGATCACCTGCAGGACGCATTACGGCTCAACCCACTGATTGATGACCCGCTTTCAGCTCCTGACATGCGCGAATCCATCAAGAAAGGAATGGCCGAGCCTGTAGCCGATTGCGCTAAGGAACTGGACTGGTGATTCAGCAGACAAGGGCTTTCGACACTTTTTCGACACCTGCCAAAAGCCAGAAAGCAAAAAGCCCCGAAAACTTCTCAGTTCTCAGGGCTTTAGGTATTGCGAAAGTGGCGGTGAAGAAGAGATTCGAACTCTTGATACGGTTTCCCGTATACACACTTTCCAGGCGTGCTCCTTCAACCACTCGGACACTTCACCGGATCTCGACGTTTTGGCGTGTAGCCCGTCGAGGTGCGCTAATGTAGTCGAATGTTTTACGAATGGCAAATTTTTTTAAAGGATTCATGCGCTTAAGAGCGCAAGCGGCTTTCCTCGGGCTCGCCGGAGGGGGTTTCGTCGAAACGGATGTGGCCAAACAGCAGAAAACCAAGGGATAGGAACAGCCCGATGCCGAACAGCATCAGGACGCCGGACGGGCTGCGCAGATAGAGGCTGTCGCTAAGCACGACGGCTGCCAGCAGCAAGCCGAGCACGGCAATCAGATAGAGGGTGGAGTAAAGGCTGTTCATGGGCGCTCCTCGGATATGCGGTCTACCTTAGCTATCAGCCTCCATGCACGACCAATTGCCATTCGGCATCGCCGCGATAGGCAGAAACACTGACCAGCCGGTCAGTCACAGCGCTTTACCAGAGCGGTTCGGCTGAGTACCTTCTGCCCACATTCAGCCCCGCGGCGCCAACAAGGAAAACTGCCATGAGCGACCTGATCAGCTATCAACTCGAAGATGGCATCGCCACCCTGACCCTGAGCAATGGCAAGGTGAACGCCATCTCCCCTGACGTGATCGCTGCCTTCAATGCCGCACTCGACCGTGCGGAACAGGATCGCGCCATCGTCATCATCACAGGCCAACCAGGCATCCTCTCTGGCGGCTATGACCTGAAGGTGATGACCTCCGGCCCGCAGAACGCCGTCAACCTGGTGGCGGCAGGCTCCACGCTGGCGCGACGAATGCTCGCTCACCCCTACCCGATCATCGTCGCCTGCCCAGGCCACGCCGTGGCCAAAGGCGCGTTCATCCTGCTGTCTGCCGATTACCGCATCGGTGTCGACGGCCCGTTCAACATTGGCCTGAACGAAGTGCAGATCGGCATGACCATGCACCATGTCGGCATCGAACTGGCACGTGATCGCCTGCGCAAGTCGGCATTCCACCGCTCGGTGATCAATGGCGAAATGTTCGACCCGGCAGGTGCGCTGGATGCGGGCTTCCTGGACAAGGTCGTGCCCGGCGAGCAGCTGCTGGCTACCGCTCAGGCCGCAGCCCAACAGATGAAGAAGATCAACATGACCGCGCACAAGAACACCAAGCTGAAGGTGCGCAAGGCCTTGCTGGAAACGCTCGATGCCGCCATCGAGATGGACAAGCAACACCTGATGTAG